ATATGTTCCTTCTGGTTTAAATGATTCAGAACAAAATGTAGTTTTAAGTTATTTGCACAAGGCAATTAAGCCTGTTAACCAACTTAAGATGATGGAAGATGCGTTGGTCATTTATAGAATAGCTCGCGCACCTGAAAGAAGAATATTTTATATTGATGTGGGCAATTTACCTAAATTGAAGGCTGAGCAATATCTAAAAGATATTATGGCTCGCTACAGAAACAAGATTGTGTATGATTCTGCCACCGGCGAAATCAGAGATGATCGTAAATTTATGTCAATGTTAGAAGACTTTTGGTTGCCTCGTAGAGAAGGTGGCAGAGGTACTGAAATTACTACATTGCCAGGGGGTGAAAACTTAGGACAGATTGAAGATATTACTTACTTTCAGAATAAGTTATATCAAGCATTGAATGTTCCTTTATCAAGAATGCAACCTCAACAAGGTATTTCATTTGGTAGAGCAACAGAGATTACTAGAGATGAATTAAAGTTTGCTAAATTTGTTGGCAGACTGCGTAAGAAGTTTAGTGAATTATTTAATGATGTTCTTAAAACACAACTAATCTTAACAGGTGTTATAACCGACCAAGATTGGGATGATATTAAAGAAAAAATACAGTATAAGTTTGCGCAAGATCAATATTTTGAGGAAATGAAAGATTCTGAGAATCTTCGTAACCGTGTAGATATTATTAATCAGATGCAACCATATGTTGGCACTTACTTTAGTAAACAGTATGTAATGAAAACTGTGTTAAGAATGACTGATGAAGAAATTGGGCAGATGGAAGAACAGATACAAGCTGAACCTCCACCTACATTGGGCGCTGGCGGGCAACCTTTAGATGCTATAAATAATCAACAGTAAGGAAAATTATGGAAACTACAGCAACGCTTAAAAACATGGTAGATGATATTTTAGCTGATCGTTCAAACGATGCAGTTAATCAATTTAATGCAGCAATGGGATTTAAATTATCCACTGCATTGGATACAAAGAAACAGGAAATCGCAGCTTCAATCGGACAAGAAACAGAAGAAAATGAAGAAGTTTAACAATCTTAGAATTGAGACACTTGAGGAAAAACTCAAGTCGTCTGATCCTACGGGCAAATGGATACACGATTTCGTGCATTCAGATAATCCAAAGTTTGCAGGAAAATCTAAGGAAGAGCGCATTAGAATGGCCCTCGGTGCATCTTATGGTGCAAAGAAAGTTAATGAAAAAATTAAAACAGCGCATGAAGATCCTCCGTTTGATCCTGATCCACCGAAGAAAAATCTTAGCGCAGTTGCTGGCAAATACGGACAAGGATATTCCACAGCTAAACACTTAGCTAAACGTGGCATGGCGCAGGGCGCAAAGAAAGTTAATGAAGAAGTTGAGACAACGCATGAAGATCCTTTAGTGCTTACAAAAGACTCAGAAGGAAATATTCATACTCATGCTAATTTATCTGTTGCCAATGCTATTCATGGTACAGATGTTAAGCATCAAGCCATTCATACAGGTATGCCAGTACAAGCTGGTAAGTTCACATTTGAATTATCCAAACATCATGCCGCATCCGTTAAAGAAGCTAAAGAAAAAACAGAATATGATTACGAAGGCGATATGGCCCGTGGTCAATTACAAAGCATTATCATGAACGCTCAAAGAGTACATGATATGCTAGAAGACAATGATAATCTTCCTGAATGGGTTCAATCTAAAATTACACTGGCAGAAGATTATATTTCAACTGTTTCAAATTACATGGCAAGTGAAATTGATGAGATGCATTTATCGTTTGGTTCACAGGATAAAAAACCTGCTCCCGTATCAGCTAAATTAGCAGATATGAAAAAATATTTTGCAACTAATGATAAAGATCAGATAAAGCAAAAAATTACAGGAAAAAAATTCCATGATATGTCTGAATATGAGACATGGATGAAATCAAACAAATCAAAAGGTTCAATGCAAGTTGCTTCATTTGAACCAGACGGTAAAAACACCTTAGATGAATTATCAAAAAATACTTTGCAAAATTATAAAGTAGCAGGCCATAAGAAATTTGACAGCATACGAAATAACACTGATGCAGGTTCAATGGCCAAAAAAGCCAAATTGGAAAAAGGCATTAAAAAAGCCAGCGCAAAACAATATCCAAAACCTGCAAGTACGCCTGCTCCTAAGGCAGATCCCAACAGCAGAGGATATGAAAAAGGTCGTTATATGGGTGATAGCGTTGAACAGGATAACAAATCTCAAATTGATGAATTAAAATCATCTACATATCAATCGTATGTGGATAAAGTTACAGATCCTAAAGTTGCTTCAAAGCGAGGTAATACGCAAAAAGGTGTACCTAAAAGCATTAAAGCAATAGGTGGGGTAACTAAAGCTATTGGTAAACAAAATTTTGCTGCAAGATTAGCGTCTGCTGCATCTAGAAACTTTTAAGAGGCACAAATGGCTGTCACAAAAACGGTACTTAAAAAGGTTAGACAACAAGCAGTTGTTAAATTTGTCGGCGACGGTCAAGCTAATATTGACTTGGATGTTGATCTTAAATTAGCGGATGAAACTTTTTTAGGTTACGCTAATACAAATGTTACAATTACAGGCATGGTTTGGTCTGCGACAGATTCTGTTGTATCTCCTATTGTGATTAAAAGACCACATACCGCAGCTGCAAATTCATTAATGTTATTTGGTAATGACAATTGGTCGCTAACACAAATGTTTGGGTTTGCCGATACTGCAAATTCTAGTTCAAATATACATATTGTAATGCCACAGGTTGGCGGAACATTGTTTTTAACTGTTACTAAAAATAATGGATATCGTGAACCTGATCAACAAACTAAAGTATAATAGGTAAATAAAATGCGTTTAATTACAGAAGTCGTACAAGACTTAACATATCTTGAAGAAGATAAAAAAGGCGGTGGTAAGAATGTTTTCATTGAAGGCATTTTTATGCAAGCTGACCAATCTAACAGAAATGGTAGAATGTATCCCATGGCTGTTATGGAAAAAGAAGTTGCTCGATATCAAAAATTAATTGACGAAAGACGTTCTTTAGGGGAGCTAGGACATCCTGCTAACCCAACACTTAATTTAGATAAAGTATCTCACCTAATTACAAGCCTTCGATTTGAAGGTAAAAATGTAATTGGTAAAGCAAAAATTTTAGAAACCCCAATGGGCAACATTGCTCGCAATTTGATTGAGAACGAAATAATGTTGGGAGTTTCATCTAGAGGATTAGGATCATTAAAACTCAATAAAGAGGGTGTTAATGAAGTGCAGGATGATTTTCATCTTGCAACTGTAGATATTGTCGCGGATCCGTCAGCACATGATGCCTATGTTCAAGGCATTTATGAGTCTGCAGAATGGGTTTGCGAAAACGGAGTTTGGAAAGCGATTGACGTCGAACGAGCGCAACAAACATTAAAGAAGGCATCTAAAGCTAATCTCGAAGAGACAAAATTAAAGATGTTTGAAGAGTTTATATCTAGATTGTCTAGATAACCAAACTTATAAATAATTAAGAACAATCCATTTAGGAGACACTAATGTCAGTAGAAAGCAAAATTAAAGAATTGCTAGGGCGCGTTGATGCTAAAGCAAGTCTTGAGGAAGCTGATATGATGGGCGCAACCGGCGTCAGTAAAGACAGCACAATCAAGCCAGCGAATAGCGGGGATGCAAGCAACCCAAAACAGGGCGACTCACAAGACGCTTCTTACGAAGTACGTGATGAGACGGATGAAAATCAGGGAGCCAAAGTTTCTGGTAATGTTAAGAAAAACACATTAACACAAAGCGGCCCAGGAGCAACTCCTAATTTCACTACTACCGGAGATATGCGCACAGTTGTAGGTCAAGCTTCATCCGCAGGAATGCGCGAAGAAGATGAGACAGCCGACGATGCAGAAGTCGTAGCAGAAGATGAAGATATCGATCAAGATGAAACACAAGTTGAGGCTCCTGCAGCAATCGATTTGTCACCAATCTTTGGAGATGATCTTTCAGAAGAATTTAAAGAAAAAGCAACATCCATTTTTGAAGCAGCAGTTATTGCTCGCGTAAATGCAGAGATGGACAAAGTTACTTCTTCTCTAGAAGAAAAGTATGCAGCTGATGTAGCTTCATACAAAGAAGGTATCGTTGAGAAAATTGATTCGTACCTAAACTATGTAGTCGAGAACTACATTAAGGAAAACGAATTAGCCATTGAAAATGGTCTTCGCACAGAGATTGCTGAAGACTTTATGGCAGGCCTAAAGGTATTATTCAAAGAACACTACATTGAAGTACCCGAAGAAAAATATGATGTAATCGGTGAACTACAAGCCAAAGCTGAGGAATTAACTGCAAAGTTGGACGAAGCTATTGGTAACAATGTAGACCTTAACAAAGAAGTCACTTCTTTAAAGCGAATTGCAGTTGTTGACGAAATGTCCAAAGATTTGGCTTCTACCGAAGCAGCTAAATTGGGCAAGCTGTTAGAGGGTGTAGACTTTGAGAATGAAGATCTTTATAGAGAAAAGGTATCTGTTATTAAGGAAAATTATTTCCCTAAGAAACAGGTAACTGAATCTACAAAGCAATCAGCTCAAATTCAACAAACTTTAATCGAAGACACAGGCGTTGCACCTAATTATACAGGTGACACCGTAGTTAATGCATACGCGCAAGCGCTTTCAAGATCAATCAAAAGAGCGTAATTAATACGTTATCCATCAAGGAGAAAATAAATGTTTTTATCTGAAAACCTACAAACAAAATGGCAAGCCATTTTAGAGCACCCTGATCTTCCAGAGATCAAGGATCCATACAAGCGTGCAGTTACATCTGTATTGTTAGAGAACCAAGAGCGTTCACTGCGTGAAGAGCGTAGCGCAATGTTTGAGGCAGCTCCAGCAAACAATATTAACGCAACAAGCGGTATCGACAAATATGACCCGATCATGATCGGTTTAGTACGTCGTGCAATGCCTAACCTAATGGCTTATGACATCTGCGGCGTTCAGCCAATGACAGGTCCAACAGGTTTGATCTTTGCAATGCGTTCTACATATGGTACAGAGCGTAACAATACTACAACTCGCGTTGAAGCATTGTACAATGAAGCTAACACATCATTCGCTGGAAATGCAAGTGGCCACGTAGGTTCAAATCCTGTTAGCGGCACTTACACAACTGGTGCCGGCGTTGCTACAGCAACAGCTGAAGCTATGGGCACTTCTGGTGGTCAAGCATTCAACGAAATGTCTTTCTCTATTGACAAGACAACAGTTACTGCGAAATCACGTGCTTTGAAGGCTGAGTACACTGTTGAATTGGCACAAGACTTGAAGGCTATTCACGGTCTTGACGCTGAAGCAGAATTATCAAACATCTTGTCACAAGAATTTATGTTTGAAATTAATCGCGAAGTTATTCGTACAATTTACAAAGTTGCTAAACCAGGTTCACCTGCAACAGCATCTGCTGGTACATTTGACTTAGACGTTGACTCTAATGGACGTTGGTCTGTTGAGCGTTTCAAAGGTCTATTGTTCAACATTGAACGTGATGCTAACCACATTGCACAAGACACACGTCGTGGTAAAGGTAACTTCATCGTTTGCTCTGCAGACGTTGCAAGTGCATTAGCTATGTCAGGTGTTCTAGACTATGCTCCAGCTTTGAGCACAGGTCTAAATGTTGACGATACAGGCAATACATTCGCAGGTGTTCTAAACGGACGCTATCGTGTTTATATTGATCCATATTCCAGCAACCTAGGTTCAGCAAGCCAGTTCTACATGGTCGGTTATAAGGGTTCTTCTCCTTATGACGCAGGTATGTTCTACTGCCCATATGTTCCTTTACAAATGGTTCGCGCAGTTGATCCTAACAGCTTCCAGCCAAAGATTGGCTTCAAGACACGTTATGGTTTGATTGCTAACCCATATGTTACATCTAGCGATAGCTTATCAGATGCAGATGCATCTAATTTCACAGCTAACCGTAATCAGTACTATCGTCGTACACAAGTGTTGAACTTAATGTAATTTTACATTAAATAAGTCGGCACCAAGATCGACACAGTCCTAGACTGTTTAAAAGGGGGAAGAAATTCCCCCTTTTTTTGCCTTATAAATATTGTTATCAGTAGGGGATAAAAATGTATACTGCAAACATAAATGTAGCAAAAGAAAATTACGCAAATTCATTACCAAAGACACTTGATTATTTAAGACCGAACGCATTCCGGTTCACTGTTAAAGATATTCCAAATGTGTCATTTACCTGTCAATCAGCTAATTTACCGCAGCTAGGTTTGGGTTATGCCGCACAACCAACTCCCTTTTCTGATATTCCACGTATCGGTGATAAACTCGATTTCGGCGAGTTTAATATTAGATTTTTGATAACGGAAGATATGTCAAATTATATTGAGTTATACAATTGGATGATTGCTTTGGGTTTTCCAAAAGATTACAACCAATTTGGCGCGTTGATAAAAAATCGACCAAGTAGATTCCCGTTTAAAGTCAATACTGCAGGTGAAACTGAAGTTTTGGCATACTCGGATGCAACTTTAACGATTTTAGACTCGACAAATACGCCTAAAGTAAATATAATATATAAGGATATATTCCCAATCTCATTAGAAGGATTGGATTTTGATATCGCATCTGCTGGTGTGGAATATTTTACAGCAGTTGCTTCTTTTAAATATACGTTATTTGAGGTGGAGCAGCTTTAATTATTAATATGGAGATTTTATGTCTAACAACAAACCTGGATTGAAAAACATTCCAAAAATTCCTGTGCCTAAATTTAACAAAGTGGCACAACCCGCAGCTCAAGCGGGACAACCAGCAGCGCAGCCTGGTCAATTGCAGATCAACATTGATGATTTGCGAAAAGAAAAAATCTTTGTGGCAACACCATGTTATGGTGGTATGCTAACAGAGGCCTATTTTCGTTCAATGGTACGCACATTGACATTCTTTAACCAACATCAAATTCCATTGGCGTTTGGTACTATTGCGAATGAGTCTTTAGTTACTCGTGCTCGTAATGTATTGGTTGCATATTTCCTTCAAAGCAATTACACTCGCTTATTGTTTATTGACGCGGATATTGAATTCCAAGTTGAAGACGTTCTTAAGTTAATTGCTCACAACAAAGAAGTTTGCGTTGGTGCATATCCTAAGAAGGGTGTTAACTGGCAACGTATCAAAGATAGTATTATTTCTAAAACAGGTCAAGATATTTCTGATCGTGATATTGCAGCCGCTGGTTCAGACTATGCTATTAACTTTAAATTTGTTAACCGCGACTCAAAGCAAATTGCTATTGAAAATGGCGTAATCAAATTGCATGATGGTGCTACAGGCTTTATGATGATTAAACGTGAAGCAATTGATAAGATGATTGCAGCATATCCTGACTTGAAGTATAACAATGATTTGAATACTCCCCCAGATTTGCAAGACTTCTTCTATGCATTCTTCGACACAATGATTGATCCTAAAGATCGTCGTTACTTGTCAGAGGATTATACATTCAGCAGACGCTGGCAAGACATTGGTGGCGACATTTGGCTCGACCCAACAATCTCCTTGAACCACTTTGGAGCATTTAACTTCCAAGGTAACCCAGCACAAATTATTCAGGTTAGTCCTCAATAATGAAGTTATCTGACCTGCAGGATATGTGGGCAGATGACTGTAAGATTAACGAACTTAATCTCGGACATGAATCTGCTCGCACACCTTTATTACATTCTAAGTATTTGAATTTTTTATCATCTACTCGGCTTAACCTACGAAAAGCAGAGTCTGAATATCTCAACCTTCGCAGAAAGAAATACAAGTATTACAGGGGAGAAATGACCCAGCTTGAATTAACAGATGAAGGTTGGACTCAGTGGCAAGGCAACAAACCATTGAAAAATGAGATGGACGAATTTTTGCAGGTTGATGCTGATTTAATTTTACTACAGGATAAATTAGAATACTTTAAAACTGTTATGTATCAATTAGAACAAATTATAAGATCTTTAAACAGTAGAACTTGGGACATTAAAAATAGTATTGAATGGTCTAAGTTCACAAACGGTATGATGTAATGTCCGAAGTTATAAGCGTAAGAAAAAAGAACGAAATATATTTGCAAGTAGATACTGATCCATCTACTGCGCAAGAATTGAACGACCATTTCTCATTCGAGGTACCAGGTGCAAAATTTCACCCGTTATATAAATCTCGTATGTGGGATGGCCGTGTTCGCCTTTTTTCTATGTTTACAAAAGAGCTGTATGTTGGACTAAAAGATTATTTAGAACATTTTGCAAAAGAACGTGAATATACATTTGACGAATCTCAATATGTTAAAACTGCAGATGTTGTAACATTGGATGAAGTACGTGATTTTATTAAAAGTCTAAATATAGCATCTAAAGGCCAACAACTTGAACTTCGAGATTATCAGGTTGAAGCTGTACATAAAGCAATAACTGAAGGTAGAAGATTATTATTATCTCCTACTGGTTCAGGTAAATCTTATATTATTTACTGTTTAATTCGTTGGCATGAGTTGCGTGGGCGCAGACAATTAGTTTTAGTTCCTACTACTTCTCTTGTTGAACAAATGTATTCTGATTTTCAAGATTACTCATCTATTAATTTATGGAAAACATCTGAGCATTGCCATCGTATTTACGGCGGACATGAAAAATCAAATGACTATTCAGTAGTTATTAGTACTTGGCAATCAATTTATAAATTACCTAAATCTTTCTTTGCAGATTTTAAAGCGGTATACGGG